ACAGGCGCAACCCCTGATAATAAGTTAGCTAAGTTTCAAGAGTTTGAAGTAGAAGCAGACGCTGATGCCCATGCTCTCGAATACAGCGGTTTTGTTATAAACGATCCCGGTGGCAACCAAGAGTTTTGGGTTGTTGATATGGCTGCAAAAACAGTGGTCATTGATACTTCTGCGGAAACATCTGCTACAACAGAACGTGCATGGGAAGAGCTACGCAATGAACGTGACGGCCTAATCACCGAGACTGATTGGTGGGTAATGCCTGATCGCACGGTTACGACCGCACAGACAACGTATCGTCAAGCCCTTCGTGACCTACCTGAAAACACAGAAGACCCCAGTAATCCAACATGGCCTACGAAGCCGGGAGCATAGTTAATGTCTACAATTAAAGCCAATAATGTAACAGCCGTAGATGCTAATACTGACCTAGCGTTAACAGGGGATGGTACTGGTACAGTAAATTTGCCAACTGGCTTTAAAGTTAACAGTGTAGTTAATAGTTTTCTTTCTTCAGCAACTAATGTTACTGTAGCCCAAGGAGGTACTGGTGCAAGCGATGCCACTGGGGCTAGATCAAATCTATCCGCCGCTGCGCTAGGCGCTAATACCTTTACAGGTACTCAAAGCCTTGCAGATAATATTATAGATCGACCTCTGTTTCAGGACTACGGCGAAATTGTCAACGCTATCGGTGCAACAGGTGGTGGAACTCAGGACATTGACATTACGCTTGGTAATGTGGTTACCGCTACCGTTGACACTAGTGCAAACACATTTACGTTTTCAAACCCAACGGCAACGGGGAAAAACTGTGGGTTTATCCTTTACCTGACAAACGGTGGATCGCAGACAGTCACATGGCCAGCTGCCGTTGACTTCCCCGGCGGAACAGCCCCAACTTTAACTGCGTCTGGCGTGGACATCCTAGTCTTTAATACGATTGATGCAGGTACGAGATGGTACGGCAATCTAGTAGGAGCAGCATATGCCTAGTAACAAAACAGGAGTCATGGGTGCTGCTGGTGGAGATGCTGGTGGTATACTAACGGGCTTAACCATGACCCTAAGCAGTTATACTCCCTCCGCCCCTAGTGCGTATGTAGGTAATACTGCAATTACCGGGGCATATATGAGTCAAGGCTTTCTTATAATCCCCGACGTAACTGGTATTTATAATGTAGATATCGCAGGAGGGGGAGGAGGAGGCTCGAACCATAGTTTTGGCCGTAAGATCAGTGCTACACTGAACATAACTACACTAACGACACTTATATTCTGTGCAGGTAGTCAGGGTACTACATCATACATTGCCGGTGGTATGTCCTTTATCGCAAGAAGTACAGGTTCTCCTACAACTAGATCAAACTATGTACCTATATTAATATCTGGGGGTGGTGGTAGTGGCTATAGTGCGGATCCCGGACCTAATGGTGATGGTGGCTCAGTTTCTCACCCCTACAATACACGGTTACGTGCAAACAATAGCACACTCGTATATACTAGTGGTGGTAGTTTCTACGTAGGTGATTATGGTGGTGATGGAGTATCTTACCCATGGCTCTCAACTCCGGGAATAACGGGAGGTACTTATGGTTCAGGTATTGGTGCTTCGACCGCTTGCGGCAATCAGGGAGGCAGTTGGGGTCTTGGTGGTGGCAGTTGCCCCTCCGGCGGCGGGGGTTACTTAGGGGGTTTCGCAGGAGGTGGTAGTCCTAATACTGGCGGTGGCGGCGGGACAAGTTATCGTGACTCTTCATACATCACAAGCTGGGCAGATGCAGGTTTTAACGATACTGCGGGTTACATTAACATTACGTAAAGGAAAAAGAAGGAAAAAGTATGTATATAAATATAGAATCACAAGAAGTTGTATCACGTATAACCATACCTAGCATGTCATTACCCAGTGTGCTAACAGACGACTTGGTACGATCACTAGGCTATACAGAGTTACTTATAGCTCCTCGCCCGTCGCAGTTAGAAGGTAGAGTAATTACAGAAGGTACCGTTACGCAGAAAGATGGAGTATACACACTAGGGTGGAGTATAGATGATACTTTAGTAGATGTGGTAGGGGATTTGAGAAGGGAAAGAGACCATAGGTTACTATCGTCAGACTACACACAAGCCTCAGACTACCCTAAACCAGTAACAGACCAAACCCTATGGGCGACGTATCGCCAAGTTTTACGTGACTTGCCAGCTAATACACCTGACCCTGAAAACGTAACATGGCCTATCGCACCAAATGCTGGTGACAAAGGCCGGGCGGAACTAAACTAGAAAATGGCAACAAATAAAGATTTCATTGACTGCGGCTGGCGTAGTGATGTTCGTAGTAAAGCGGCTGATTTAAGTGCTAAAGTAGCAAATTCTTCTTCTATTACTAAGTTAGAAGCATTAACTATAGCGCCAGATAAACATACTTTAGCAGAATTTTTTAATTGGCCTGTTGATCCTAGAGAACCAGTAACAGGATAATAGATATATAAAGTTTTATGATAGTGTTGTTTCTGTTATAATAATATCAGAAAGTATTTTAATTTATAGTTTGGATTAATGTATTATTACTTATCAATAATAGTAGTAGCCTTGTTACCAACAGGTTCTCCTGTAGTAGAACGAGCTATGACAGGACCATTTACTACTATAGATGATTGTTTTGTATATAAAAAAAATATTAATATCATAATAAATAATACACCGTCTCCTGTAGAAATTTTATTATCAGAATGTAAAAAAGAAGATAAAGGAAGAACAAGTTAATGGCAAGTACATTTACAAATAGACTAGGTTTAGAAAAGCAGACTGATGGAGAAAATCCAAACAGTTGGGGTGCTATTCTAAATACTAATGTTATTGATCTTATAGATGATTCTATTGCTGGTTATGAGATTGTTTCTGTTAGTGGAACAGGAATTACTCTTACAGATAATAATGGGTCTTCAGATCAGTCTCGTAACGCTTCTCTAGAGTTTTCAGGTACTCTTACAGCAAATGTAACTATTACTATTCCTTCAGAAGAAAAAATTTATTTTGTTCGTGAAAATAGTTCAGGATCATTTGCTGTTACTATGAAAACGGCTGGTGGGAGTGCCATAACGCTTTCTCAAAATTCTAATATTTTTGTAGCCTGTGATGGTACTGAACTATATACAACAGGTGTTTCTACTATTTCTTCAGTAACTTCTTTTACAGCCAATACTCTTACAGCTACTAGTATAACAACATCTATATTAGATGTAACTCAAATAGAGGGCGGTGGAGCTACATTTACAGGTAATGTTTCAGCTACAGAATATTATGGTGGAGGTGGTAATCTAACTGGAATTGACGCTGCGCTACCTTCAGGGGCTGTTTTTCCTTTTGCTGGAGCATCTGCACCTTCTGGTTTTATTCTCTGCTTTGGTCAAGCTATTAGTCGTACTACCTATAGTGCTTTGTTTACAGCTATTGGAACAACATATGGTACAGGTGATGGTTCTTCCACCTTTAATCTTCCTGATCTTCGTGGACGTTCTGTTGCTGGTCAAGATGATATGGGCGGAACAAGTGCTAATCGTTTGACAGGATTATCAGGTGGTGTAAATGGTGATACTTTAGGCGGTACTGGTGGTGCCGAGTCTTTAACTCTTCTCAATGCAAACATGCCTACCGGAGTTGGAATCAACACCAATCTTATCCTCCTACAATCCACTGTCGATAATGCAGCTAACGCTCTATTGACATTTGCATCGTATCCATCTTATCCTAAAGTTGCTACTGTTATTTCTTCTGATACTACGGTGTTTGACTTAAGTGGTTCTGGTACCGCTGCTAATAATGTACAGCCAACAATTATTCTTAACTATATTATTAAGACTTAATAATGGCTAGTTCTTCTTCTCGGTTATCTAAACTTAATTTTATACCCGGTTTTCACCGTGAGTCTACTCAATACTCTGAAGAAGGAAAATGGTTTGATGGTGATCGTGTACGTTTTCGTGAAGGAAGACCTGAAAATTTAAGAGGTTATAGTAAACATACTTCTAATCCTATTATTGGAACTTCTAGAGCTTTAATTTCTTGGATATCTAATGATACAGAAAAATATCTAGCTACAGGAACAGAGCAACGTCTTAATATTTTTTATAATACTAATAATTATGATGTAACTCCTATTATAACAATAGTAACATTAACTAGTATAATGAATGTACAGAGTGGTTCTCCTATTGTTTCTGTTAATTTGAATGCTCATGGTGTTAGTATAGGTGATTGGATTGAATTTACAAGCACATCTTTACCCGGTTTTTCTGAAGGAACTGATTTTGCAGTCACAGCTTTTGGTGGACCTACTTATAAAGTTATAGGTAAATCAACATCAGATCATTTTTCTTTTGCTGTTAATTATAATTCAGATTCTACTCTTACAAATGTAGGTATAGCTACTGCTAATTATTTATTACCTACACAACCAACAAATAGTATTCAAGGTTTGGGTTATGGTGCTGGTGTTTATAATGCTGGTGTTTCTACTACAGGTGAAAGAGCTTGGAACGAACAAGCAGAAAGTTCTAATATTACTTTCTTAGCTAATCAATGGTCAATGGATACTTGGGGAGAAGACTTATTAGCTGTTCGTAGAGGTGGAAAATTATTTTATTGGGATGCTGATGCAAGTATTTCTCCAGAAAGAGCAACAGTTGTAAGTACTAGTCCAACTAAAATTAATAGCATTGTTGTTTCTCCTAATGACAGACATGTTATTGCTTTAGGAACTAATGAATTTAGTACGTCTATTTTTAATCCTCTTTTGATTCGTTGGTCTGATCAAGAAAACTTTACTAATTGGGAACCGAGTATTTCTTCTACATCAGGTGAAATACAGTTAGTAGATGGTACAGAAATTGTTGGAGGTATTCGCTCACGTAATGCTATTCATATATGGACTGATCGTGCTATGTATGCTTTAAACTTTGTTGGTCCTCCCTTTATCTTTAATAACACACTGTTAGGAAACAATGCTGGTCTTATTGGTCCTCATGCTGCTGTCGCACTAGAAGGCGTTACCTATTGGATGGGTATTAATGACTTCTTTGCCTTTAATGGTAGAGTACAAAAACTTGATTGCACTGTTCGTCGTCATATTTATGATAGTTTTAATTCTACTCAAGGTGATAAAGTTTATGCAGGAACTAATTCAGAGTTCCATGAAGTAATTTGGTTATATCCTTCTACTAATTCTTTGGAACCTGATCGTTATATTATTTATAATACAGTAGAAAATCATTGGGTATTTGGTACAAGTTTTTATACTACTTTTGAAGATAGAGTAATATTTGATAACACTATTACTAATGGTGCTGTAAGTGTTGGTGGTGATAATTATTACTGGGATAACGAACCTTCAGGAGTATTTACTGGAGATGGTGAAGCTCTAGCTTCTTATCTTGAGTCAGCAGACTTTGATATTGAAGATGGGGATCAATTAATGTTTATTGATCGTATCATTCCTGACTATACTATTAATAGTGGTAATATTACTTTTACTATTGATACTAAACAATATCCTAACGGACCAACAACTACTAGAGGACCATTTACTATTAATGCTGGTACACAAAAGGTTGATATGAGGGCTAGGGGTAGACAAGCATCGGTAAGAGTCTCTTCTACTGAATCAGGTACTAGCTGGCGTTGGGGTAGTGTTCGTATGGGTATACAGCCTGATGGTGGTCGTTAAAAATGGCTAATAAACTTTATCCTGAGTTACCTTATTATGCTAACTTAGAGATGGTAACTAGTCAACAGCTTTATAATGATCTTATTCGTTATGCTTCAGAAATGAAGTTTCTTCTTGAACAGAGAGATTTTGAAGTAGAAGTTCAACCAGCTACACGAGTAAGAACTGTAGTAAGTGTTGGAACGATTGGTAGACCTGAAGAAGGTTTTATTGTTTATGCTGCAAAAGTTAAGAAATACAAAGGTTATGTCTCAGGAACAGGTTGGGTGGATTTTCACTAATATGAATAATAACTATAAAATTATGATGGATTTAATCCACAATAGTACTTTTATTGAAAATGTCAATAATGGTGTAGCTCCTCAATCAGATTATTTTGGAGCAAGAACTACTGAAGGTATGGCGTATTCTAAAGATGCGCTGTATAATAAACAAAGAAATAATAGTAATACATTCCATGCAGATATGACTAAACCACAGTCTCACTATATGAATCCACGGCAGGGAACTAAATAAATGATTAATAGTAATGCTCAATATAGCGGTTTAGCTAATATTATGAATATGAGAGATCGTAATCCTAATACTCAGCTTGCTTATGTTCCTAATGGTTATTTAAATAGTGTTCCTACTGCACCTAATCCTTATACTGGTATACCACAGGTAAACAGTCCTATTGCTATGAATGAGGGTGGTATGCCGTCACAGCAGTATCCTATGCAAGAAGAAGCTGGTCAACTATCAGATCGTGGTAGGTATGGTGATACAACTCTAGTTCATATGACACCGGGAGAAGTACAGGGACTAGCTTCACTTGGTCAGCTAACTATTAATCCAGACACAGGATTACCTGAAGCTTTTAGTCTAGGAAATATACTACCTATAATAGCTAATGTTGGTTTAGCTGTTGCAACAGGTGGGATGTCTCTTCCTGCTCAGATGGCTATTATGGGTGCTGCTAATTTTGGTATGGGCTTGATGCAGGGACAAAGCACAGAACAGGCTTTAATGGGTGGCTTAACTTCTGCAGCTACTACTGGTATTTTCTCAGGAATAGGTTCTACTCTATCAAACGCAGCAGGTAAAACAGTAGCTAGTGCTGGAGAACAAGCAGCAGCACAAGCAGCACAATCAGCAGCAGCGCAGGGAGGTATATCTGCAGCAGCAGAACAAGCAGCATGGGGTGCATTTGGAGATTTAGGAGCTGCACAATCCATGTTAAGTCCATCAGGTATGCCGTTAGTAGGTAGTGTAGCTAATGCTTTAGATGCATCAGCAATAGGTTTTGACCCTAATTTAGTTATTAATACGGGTACTGGTCCTAGTTTTGGAGCAGAACTAGCTAATGTAGCAGGTATTCCTGACGCTGTAAACGCTGGTATAACTCCTGCTCAAGCAGGTGTAGAAGGATTTGGTAGGTCTGGAGAATTTTTTGCTAAACCAGCAGGTATTAAATTAGACCAAGCTATTGAGCCTAGTTGGTTACAAAGAAATGTTTTGGGAGAAACTACAAGTTATGCTAAGGGTGATATTGTTCCTTTCTCAGAATTTAAAGGAAAAGGAATATTTGGTGGTGATATAGCTTATCAAGACATGGGTTTAGAAGAACGCATCTCTGCTAACGTATCAAACCCATCTAGTTATACACCTATAGTTACAGGAGCGTTATCTGGAGCTTTTAGTGATGTACCTGATCCTGTAGAACAAGAAGAAAGAATACCACCAGAAACAGCATTTAATACATTTGATTTTAAAAGAGGTGCACGTAAAACTCCTCTTACTGAAAAAGAAGCTTTAGAAATAGCTTTAAGAGGAGGAAGACAGACTTTGTTTGAACCATCTAGATTTATTGAAAGAACAGCAGCACAGGGAGGATTAATTGGTTTAGCTAATGGTGGTCCACCAACAGCAGCAGCACCTCCAATTCAACAACAACCTTCAGCAGTTCAGTCTATGCTTTCTCGACCAATGGCTCAACCAGCCCCTGTAGTACAGCCTATAATGATGCAGCAACCACAGATGCAGCAACCAATGTCTATGCCCGGTGTAGGGCAAGCACAGCCACAGGGTATAGAACCCCTTGCTGATCCAATGAAGCAATTCATGTCTACATTAGATATGGATGAGACAAAAAGAAGGCAGGATGGTCAACAAGCTCTTTCAAGTATGTTAGGCGGAGCAGGTAACTATCTTCAGTCACAGGGTATAAATTATCCTACAACAACACCTAGTGGTACTATACCTAAACCAATGGCACCTAACCAAGGTTCACAGGTTAATCTAGGTGCTTCAGGAGGGTTTGCTCAGGGCGGTCTTTTAGGTTATAATGAGGGTGGAATGCCTTCACAGGAGCAGAGATACTTTGAGGGACAAGTAGTTGGTGCTGGTGATGGTCAGTCAGATGAAGTACCATTTAATGTAGATGGTGGAGAAGTAGATAAGGCTCTACTATCACCTGATGAATATGTACTTGCAGCAGATGTTGTCTCTTATATTGGAGATGGTTCTTCTAATGCGGGAGCGGCTAAACTAGATCAGTTTATGGTAGATGTAAGAAAACAAGCTCATGGTTCTGGTGAGCAGATTGAAGAATTTGACGAAAGAGGATTAGCAACACTAGTGGCGTAATGGAATTAATAAAAATTAATAGTAACGCAATAGAAGTAACTTGGCCGTATGTTAAAGACTTAGCTCAAAAAACTTTAGACAGATCACTTGGTGAAAGTAACTTACAAGATGTTTATAATAGTTTAATACATGGTCAACTAATATTATGGATAGCTGTTAATAAAGAAGAGGGTATACTGGGTATAATGATAACACAAGTAGTACACCATCCTCAGTATAAACTTTTATTAATATATTTAGTAGGGTCTAAGCCACATACAATAAATAAATGGTTGGATTGGTCTTGGCAAAAAGGTTCTCCCTTATTAGAGTATGCTAAAGAAAATAATTGTAAGCGTATTGAGGCTTACGTTAGAAGTGGTTGGCTTAAATTCTTAAAGAAACATGGATTTAAAAAATGCAACACTGTTGTTACAAAGGAAGTAGAATACGATGATTGAGTCTAAGATTGAAACTAAACATATTATTACTGACCTTTCAGTTACAGAAAAAATCTGTCTCTATAATGCTCTG